TTAATATAATCAACAAGAATCATATCTGGTTTGAAATTTCTCTTGAGATTTAGTTCATTCAATAACGATCTGAAATGGTTTGTACTAGCCGCGGCTGTAGGATATTCCTTGATAATCAATCTACCTTTAACCGTACTCTTGAGATCTTCTATCTTCTTTTGATACATCTGTTTAGGTAAGCTTACCAAATCGTCTAATTTAATATTCAACAAATTTGCATCTATTCTTTCTGCAATTCGTTCTTCTGACATTTCTAATGTGATATACAAAACATTATGTCCCTGTGATAAGGCACCAGAACTAACATGACACATAAACAACGATTTACCAACACCTGTTCCTGCAAGAGCAATATTTAAAGTTTTAGAAGATAGACCACCTTGTGTTATTTTATTGAAGAAGTCAAGATCAAAGGGGATTTTCTTTTCAATCCTATGATAAAATGCATAACGATCATCAGAATCCAAAAGGTAATCATGGCCGACATGAGGATCAAAACTAACAGAAAGAGCATCGGTAAGCAACTCAGGAATAGCACCCTTGTCATCTTTAGATTTTTCAGGTTCATCCAATATTTTAATTGAGTGAACAACGGCATTGTATATTGCTTTGTCTTGACAGAATTTTTCTGTTGTTTCCAATAACCATTGAATATCTGATTTTTCATTTTTTTGCCCTTCCAAATGGGTTAATAATTCTGTTACGTTTTCAAATTCCTCATCCTTCAATGGAGTATTATCTAACTCAATAACTAACGCCTCTTTAGTGGGCAAATTATTATACTTGTTGATGAATAAATCTACTTGCTCGTATAATAATTTATCTGTATGTTCTAAAAAGTAATCTTTTTTTAAAAATGGTAATACTTTTCTAGAATATTCTTCATTATGTAATAGGTTCTTTAATATTATTGTCTCTATCCGCTGCTGCATGTTTGTCCATTTGTGTTTGTATAATTTCTATTATCCATTCTCCTAATCGTTTTTCAAATTCCTTACCATCTTCTTCGGTAATTTCATATCCCAGATCATGTGGTGGTACTTCAATATCATATTCATATTGACAAGCTATATCATCGCCCGTCAAATCTTGTTCTACTAATTTAAATGATGTATATCTAATTACTGCACCATCAAATGGTGAACCATCTTGAATTACTATACATAATGATTTATCATCTGGATCATTTGGATTTGAACATTCTTTATAGGGTTCTTCTCCTGTTTCAAAATATGGATCATTTAATGTAGTCCTTAAATCTGTATCAGATTTATTACCTTCTTTAAAAAATTCACTTTTCTTTGGCATCTGTTACCTCACTTTCTTCATCAAATCCACCATAAAGAAAAACTTTCTTGGCATGATCATTTAGCTTATCAAGGATTTCTTGTGTAAAATACTTTTCGGGATCATTTAAAATTGCCTTACCAAACACCTTAGAACCATCTGGCATTTCATATCTTGTAGATACTTTGGTAAAGATTCCTGCGTCCTCTGCTAACTCAATGAGTCCATAATACCTATTCAAACCTTGATCATATCTTAAGAGAACATCAATTTTTTTATTTTCTTTAGTCAATCTAGATTTGAAATTTTTACAATGAATTACATTTCCTACAACATCAGTTCCCTCTTTTTCTTTTCTCTTGGAAAGGAATATAATAGTTGAAGCGGCATACTGTAAACCACTACCGCCACCCATTACATCAGTTGGAAACATTGTACCCATCTGTTTGTATGTATGATTGGTAACTAAGAGTGGAATACCTGCCTTACCTAGTTTCAATGTCAAGACTCTAAAAGCACCTTTGACTAATTGTGCTCTTGTCATGTCTTTAGTTTCTTTACCATCTGAAATATCTGTTACTTCTTTAGTAGTAGATAACATACCAAGAGAATCAAGACACATCAACAATGGACGGTCCTCTTGTCCTTCTGCGTGACTTTGCACTACTTTTAATGCTTGATGTGTAAATTCTTGAATCGTGGTGACAGGGAGAATTATCATCCGATCAGGATCAATTCCCCTATCTATAATCATCTGCTTAGTGAGAGCAGATTCAGACTCAAAATAAAGAACACCACCGCTAGGATTATCTGCAAGAAACTGTTTGACAATGCCCAAGACAAAAAAGGTTTTTCCAGTTGCAGTTTCTCCTGCCAAAGCTGTAATTTTATTAGAAGGGATTCCTCCATAAATATCTCCTGAAATTAATGCATTAAGAATATAACTACCTGTATCTACATATGTAGATACATCACCTGCTTCGATTCCATCCGAAACTTTTGAACCAAATTCATTGCCGGTAGCCTTTAATAAACCATCAAAATAATCACTCACGTTTTTCCCTTCTTATAATTTCATTTTTAATTAATTGTATTTCTTTATTCAAGTCTGCTCGGTCAGTAAATGTTTCAGCAAAATGATCTCTATTAAAGATATGTGCATCTAGTAGAGATTGCAATTCTACTGTAATCCAACTTCCATACTCACGATTTTCTATAGTCATCTTTTATTTCTATGATATGATATCCTTTATCTCTCATTCTCTCTGCGAACTTACTCGCCTCTTTTTGAGTACTAAAAGTCATATAGGACATTGATTCTGGAATAATATCTACAGAATGAGTTAAATTTTTGTACACTGCTGAATTTTCTTTTTCTGCACTATCTACTTTTCGTTGTTTGTATGTCTTTTGTGCATACCTTACCATTATACTTCCTGCCATACTCTACCTCTATTATACACTATATAAAGAAATTGTCAAGACTTGAACGCCGTTCAGTATCCCATCCAATTACATCTAATACACCTTTCAATGGCTCTACAAATGCCTTCTCAAATTGTGTGTCATAATCTATATATTTTTCCAATTTAAATTCTTTAGGTAAACTATTTAATATGGAAATTACTTTGTCTCCTGCTGGATTCGGATCTTTAAGATAAGCGAACTTAACCTTTTCTCCCTCTTGAATTACAGGATATTTCTTTGTTAGTTTTTGTGACCTGAGCATGTGATTATAAATTAACGAACCCTTTACGTGAATTGGAGTACCCTTCGTATAAATTGCAGAAGGATCTTTATACTTTTTAAGTCCATTAACTGATCTTGGAAATGCCACCTTTTCCATATCTAAAGTAAAAAACTCTTCTTTAAATGTTTCAATATAACTAATCACATCATCTTCTGTACCTGAAATAATAATATTGAAAATCGCTTTCAATGATTCTCTACATGCTTGTGGTGTAGAACTCTTAATTGCTTCAATACCTACAATCTTTAGTTTAGGTTCTTCATATCGAACACCCTCAGAATCATGAACGTTCAGAATATAATGTTTCTTCGCCGTCCAAATTCCTGTATCGGCAATGACTTCACGTTTCATTACCATCTTCTGTTGATAGGCATTTACATACTCGGCTAATTCTTTGTACGCATCCTCAATAACTCCTTCTATTCTACCACAGGCTTTGTCTAAGAAGTTAATAATTTTTTCATTATCGGTAAGACCAACTTTAGCAACAAGATCCTCAAGACAAACATATAAAGAATCAGTATCCATTGCAACAATATAGTCCTTATCCACCGCAGATAATGTAGTGTTTAAGTACTTATTCACAGCATTTTCTGCCCATTGAACAGACAATTGACCAGCAACAGAAACGGCTTCAGCATTTCGTTCATCATAATAACGAAACCATTGATTACCCATTGCACCGTATGCAGAGTTAAGTGCTATCTTTAGATTCTGTTGATAATTGTAATATTGTGATAATTTATTGGGATCGGCGTTTCTTCCCTTTTTCTGTTCTTCTATCATCAACTTCTTGTATGTAACTCTATCATTATACATACTTTCCATTAATTTAGGAAGAAACCCCTGTTTATCTTTACGATAAACTGATCCATTCGGCGTAACCGTTATATTCTTTTCTTTCCAAACACTAGTATCAAACTCTTTATTGATTAATCCATCTACACCAATATCATCTTGCCATGTACCAAGAATAGTTTCCGGAGAAATGTTGTATTGCATAATCAAATGTGGATACAAACTATTCAGGTCAAAACTAACTATCCACTTATGTCTACCTTTTTGTGGTGCTTTTACATAGGCGCCCTCATATGCATCACCTTTACGTTGTTTACTCTTTTGAGGAATCACAACTTTTTCCTTCAAGAGATGGTTGTAAATAATACAATCCCACATTCTTGTTTGTGCAAATACATCTGTATAATTACACTTTGACAAATATGCCAGAGAAATAATCATCTCTAAAAGTTTCATCTTCTTTTCAAGACGATCAACTAATAGTACATCTTGAATATTGTATTCAATGAACTTTTGATAATCCGTCCTGTACAATTCATGTAATGTATTTACTTCAGAATAATCAAGTTTAGTCTCACCTAATTCTACATAAGCAATGTGATCTAAACGATAAGACTCTTGATTAGTATAAGTGAATTTCTTATAGGCATCCATGTAATCAATTTCAGACACACCATATATTTCATAAGTCTGAACTTCTCTACCACCCATACCGAAAATCTTTTGTTCTTTAACAAATCCCCACGGCGATAGTTTCTTAACCCATGTTTCATTCAAGATATTACGAATACGATTAACCAAATATGGAGTATCAAATGTTTTGGTATTCCAACCTGTAATTACATGAGGACAATTCTGTTGCCAATACATCACAAACTGCTCTAGTAATTGTCGTTCATCACCACATTTATTGTACGTAATATTGTCTTGACCATTCGTAAATTCAGAACACCCCCAAACTTGAATATCATCATTTATCTTAACTGTGATTGCTGTTACTTCTTCTTGAGCATTTTCGGGATTTGGAAAACCATGTTCTGAACCCACTTCAATATCAAGAAACATTATCTTGAGGTGTTCAAAATTATAATCTACTTGGTCAGGATATGTTTCTGCAATATAAGAATAATTGTAATTAGTATGACCGTAGATCTGCATATTCTGCACACCCTCATACTTCTTCATTGCTTCGCGGGTTTCTTTGATAGTTCCCCATTGAACGGGGCCTACTGGCTCATCTTCAAGAGTTCGCCAATCGGTTTTAGTTGTGGTAGGAATGTATAAAGTGGGTTTAAATTCGTGCTTGTCATCAAAGGGGAATCCATCTTCGATTCCCCGCTCAAAAATGTAATTTCCGAGACATACTACACTAGTATAAAATTTGGACATTTATTTTTTAGGATACCAGAGGTGGCGTGTTACTATATCATAATCACTATTAATTTCATCTAATCTATTATAACACGCCTTTATGTGTTTGTCAACCCATGAGCGCCCGGCAAACGCACCCACCGTAAAAAGGACTTGTAAATAAATTTTAATAATAAATTCGACTAGATAACAAAACCGTTTTTGTAAGTGGTTTTTCCATTTACTACTAATGCTGTTGTTATCTTCTTTCGATTCGTTCCGTCTTTTTTGTATGAACAATGTATCCACCCTGAGTTTGGTTGACCTTTATGATAAAATTCCAGTATGATTTGATCCCAATCTAAATTTTTGGTAATCCATTTTGCAACTTCTGGATTAGCTGTTCCTAATTGCTCAAAATCAACTGCTTCACCATTACAATGTTGAGAGGTTTTGGACCCGCCGACTTTAGTGTTCAAAGTGGGTGATCTGTAGCCGCTATTCACCGTAATGACACCAAACTGTTCTCGCACAGGTTGTAAAATCTTATGTGTTACTACTGTAAGATTAACGAGATGTTCACTTGAGGGATCGTTTGATATTCCAAATCTTTCGGCTGTAGGACTTTTTGTTAATTCTTTCAACCAAAAATTTTTTGATAATTTTACGTTTTCCATTACTTATTTTCCTTCACTTTCATTTTTGGCATTGCACGTGAGCCAAACCAAAAACTGATAATAGCGGCGAACAATCCTTCAGTCTGATCATCCCATACAACATCAAGTGTTGCGTTCAAATCACTACCATTTTTAATTGCTTGATACACTAACGTAATTTTAACACCTATAAATGTTAAGAAAAACACATAGGTTATAAAAGGTCTTACGAATGCTCGTAATGAGTTTATTATTCCTTTTTGTTGACCTAGAGCAGTATCATGTTGTAAAAGTAATTTCTGCTCTTCAAAATCTTTTTTTGTCTCAAATACTTTGATGTCTAAATCTACTCCTTGTTTTTTCGCTTCTAACTGGAGTTTAAATTCTTCTATTTGAGCTTTTTTGTTTTCTTTCTCTTTAAAGAAATCTATTACACTAGGAACTGCTGAACCAGCAAACCCTAATAGACTCCCTAATATTGTAAGCATTATATATCCTTATT